TTGGGGTTCTCCCGACATGTTAGTAAGTTCTCTTATAGAAGCACCTACTGGAGCTATGCGATCGATCACTATTAGTACCGGAGGTCATGGGTCTCCTGAAAACATTATGGAAAGCGAATTTCAGTTAAAAATTAATAGGGTTGGTTTATTTCAGTATTTTATGCAAGATGTACCTGCTCCGGTCCTGAACTACGAAGGTGGGTATTCTCCACCAACGATATATGGTCCTATTTCTGATAATCCAAGTATTAGATACGCAATTATTCCTGATGATCCTCGATGGAAGGATTCTCCCGAAGCCGAATCGCTTCTAGAATCTTACTTCGCATATGATCCTAGTTCCAACTTTTATTACGGAACCGGTTTACTAGACGATGACCACGCCACCCTAAAAACCCTATACCTAACCAATACTGACGACGTACTCGGTATCAGTGACACTGCTCCGTCTGAAACTTCCACTTCCATCGCAGGAAACTCAAAACATGAGATTTTAATTGAAGGGTATGACATGTCTTCTTATGTAAATGAAGCTTCTGCTGGAATTTATGGGGTACAATCTATTTTGAAAGGGGTATCTTTTCCGGGTTTTGAACACGATCCTGTTATAAGTCTAAGTTCTTTAGCTTTTGGTAACACTATAGATTCACTTTACGGTATACCAGAAGACTTGCTCTATATCGGTCAGGCCAGTGCTGTGATAACGGTATCGGCTAACAATCCGGATTTTCATGTACACGTATCTTTATTTGATGTTTCTGACGAATGGGGGGCGGGTGTGGAGGAGAGGTATATCAATGGTGCGACGTATAGTGTTGTGGGTCACGACATGGCAGGACCTCAGGAAATTGTACTTCCTTTTGGTGTTTACGGATATCAACTAAAGGCAGGTCACGGACTGAGAATTAAGATTGAGAATATGGCAATACACAGGCCCCCGTACATGAATCGAGTTCGCTACGGAGTTTTTAGGATTATCCCTAAATGGCACGATTTTGAATTCAATGTGTTCCACAACCATCCGGACACCTCACCCTCTAGGATTATACTTCCTCTTCACATCAAACTAACTGAAAGAGTCCTTGACAGACCTACAGTATACGCATAAATACATATATGAGACCTTTGGAAGATATACGCAAAAGTATTCAAGCTTTGGAACTGAATAGCCGTACAAACTCTGATTTTTACAGAGAGTATGTGCAATTTCTTATTCGTAAGATGAGTACGATGACTGTTGTGGATTCAGAGGGAAAAGAACAAAAAATAGAATCTTTCTTCGCAAACCCAGAAAGAGCGGTTGCTAAAATGAAAGAAGATAGGAACTTAGTTCTCCCGGTGGTTACTATTTCTATTGATGACATTGATGATGACGTGACTAGACGAAGGAATGCTAACGTTATTGAAATGCAGACATACTGGGACAAGAAGAGCCAAAGAGCTATTAGAATCGTGTCTGTAGCTCCAAAAGCTGCCAAGGTTGCATTTCTTATAAATTTTTGGGCAAAATACACTGAGGATATAAATCAGATGATGGAGTCCATTCAGCTAATGTTCAATCCAGCCTTAAATATAAAGACTAAGTTTAGTAGTACTGTCAAAGCCTTTATATCTCAAGTATCAAATGCTTCTATAACGTCATTAGGAGATAGGGAAGACAGAGTCCTAAAGAAAACGATTCAAATATCGGTAGAAACTTATATCCCTAATAGAAAATATTTGTACACGAGTACTGGCCAAATAGAAAAGATATCTGCAGAGTTTGATATTGATATGGATACCGAAGGTCTTGTAGACGTCACTACTTCATCTATGGCATGGAAACCTCCAGATCCAAAAATCATCCCTCCCCCACATTTATCTGACCCAGAACCTCCCCTCCAAAGAACATAACTGTTTTATACGTAAAATTATCTGTAGATTAAGCCAGTGGGTAGCTAAATAAATTAGAGGAAACAGCATGCTAACTATAAGAAATCTCAGCTCCCAAGGCAAAGAACTAATATTTTTTGACGGTAAGGACTACCTTCATCACTGGCTAGAATCTAAGTCTTCCGTCAAGATTCCAGAATCTTTTATCACCCCTACAGTACAAACTCTTGCAAGGAGAAAACTTATCTCCATTAAGACAGCCTAAAAGAATTATAAATGCCAACTTACAACAGCCCCGGATCATACGTCATCGAGAAAGATTTCTCGGAATATCCTATTGCAGTAAACTCTTCCATCGCTGGAATCGTAGGTTTTGCTGCAGCAGGCCCACTAAACAAAGCTACACTCGTCACTAGTGCAGCTCAGCTAATTAGAAGCTTTGGAACCCCAGACATGGTGTCTGGAGGTCAAGGTATCTTAGCTGCTGCGGAAATTCTAAGCAGAACGAATGCGATTTATTTTGTTAGAACTGCTACAGATCTTGCTGCAGATGCAAGTGCTGGAATGTATTATGGAGCATGCCCTGCAATTTATGTTTCTGGTGTTTCCGGAACCAACGCGATGAACATCTCGCTTTCCTCTACAGATGGAGCTGGAGTTGATAATACTCCATTCGGATCTTCACACTACGTTCTGCACATACCTGCAGGTGTTGCGGGATCAGGAGCAGCTCAGATTTCCGATGCTGTGGCAAAAGTACAAACCGATACTTGGCCGTGGACTTTTGTGCAAGATACTTCCGATTCTGGATGGTTTGTTGGCTCCTATGCAGGATCCGCAGCAAACTTGCAAGTGTCTTCTGATGTGATGGTAATGGGAGCCGTATCTGCTCATACCGGAAATCCACACGGGGTAGGCTATCAGAATGCCATTTATTTAAAAGCACACGGCCTCACGGTCTTTCCCGGTTCTCCGGGAGGCCAGTACGTAGCCCAATCCTTATACACTGGAAAAGACTACAACTTTAGTTCTATTACAAGAGTTGCAGGTGTTTCCAATAAAGGACTTCAATCTGTTGTCGCGTCTCAATCAGGAAAAGGATTTACACTTCAACTCTCAAAGGATGGAGCTGTAGAAGAAAAGTTCCAATTGGACTTCGAGAAGGACGGAGAGTCTGGCAACTTTGCTGAGAATGTAATCAACGTTGGGTTGGATAACGCAGTATCAGACCACATNAAAGGTCAGTTTTTCGACTTTTCNGGTGGAGGTAACGCAGAAGAGTTTACTCCTCCAACAGCTTGGCAAAACAAGCTTACAGGTACAACCGGTGCAACCGCTGGTAAAACTAACCACCACCAGCAGCCAACCGGTGCGACAGGCACCCCCCCAGTCTTCGGGTCAATCACACCCAGATTTATGAAATTTATTAATGGGTCCACTTCTTTCGCTGGAGGTGTAAATGGTGATATCGCAGACGAGGGTGGAACCGTAAACGAAAGGGTCAAGGCAGCACTTATTGGAAATCAAGCTACCAAGACTGGACTTTATGCCCTGGACAGAGATGATCTAAACATCTCAATGGCATGTATTCCTGGAATTTCCGAACAGTCTGTTCAGAATTCACTAATTTCTCTTGCCGAGTCGAGCCAAAACTTCCTAGCTGTAACGTCTCCTCCGGAAGGATTAGATACTGCACAAGAAGCAATCAACTGGCACAATGGCCAAGGAACCGGAAGATCCGTAGCCCTGAACTCCTCCTACGCCGCCGTTTACTGGCCATGGGTAAAAATCTTTGATGTTTGGAGCAAGTCCGATAAGTTTATCGATCCTGCCGCATTCGCCATAGCAACTATGGCTCACACAGACGCGGTTTCAGATCCTTGGTTCGCTCCAGCAGGTCTCACCCGTGGTAGACTAACCAAGCCCTTTGATGTTGAAGTATATCTAAACCAAGGGGATAGAGACGCTCTGTACCAACCAGGAAACGGTGTCAACCCTATTGCTAAATTCGCACAAGATGGGATCGTAATCTGGGGACAGAGAACCACTCAAAGAACTCCAAGCGCTTTGGACAGAATTAATGTTCGCAGGATGATGATTGTTATTCGTAAGATGATTATGGCTTCTACTAGAGCTCTAATCTTCGAACCTAACGATCCAGTCACTTGGAACAGAGTAGCAAAAGTTCTTGAGCCTGCCCTGGATGACATCCGTCGTCGCAGAGGTATTACAGAATTCAAAGTTGTTTGTGATGAAACCACGAACACTCCCATTAGAGTTGATAGAAATGAACTATGGTGTCGGGTACTAATCAAGCCCACCAAAACCGCCGAAGTTCTTGTTTTCGAGCTCAACCTAACTAACCAGTCAGCAGACTTGGGCTAACAGCAAACATATATAAAGTAAATGGCTAACGCATACTACGCAACTCAAACCCAAAGAACCCTCAATACTGGAGAGCTTCCAATGCTCTCCCATGGGCTGGAATCATATCGTGCATACCAATGGGAGGTTGAAATTGATCTTCCCACCGGCATGTCCGAACCGGAAAGACTAACCCTTGCCGCAAAGCAAGTATCTCAAATCGGATTCGCTTCTGAAGATATTGTTGCAGATCGTGTAAATGATAAGTTTCACTATCCTGGAAAGGTAACTCCGGAATCATGCACAATCACATTTGACAACTTGGTAAAAGGAGACGTTGCTACCAAACTCTACGAGTGGATGCAAAATACCTACGATCCTATCACTGGTACTTTTACTCCTCAGTTCCTTCAGGGGAATGGAGGGTTCAAGACTCACATTAGGATTTACCAACTGGATAATGCAATGTTCCCCGTCAAGCACGTTCACCTCTACGGAGCATACCCTAAGTCTTGGAAACTTGCAGAATTGAACTACGCCACCAACGAATTCCATACGATCGAAGTAGAGATTAGATATGATTTCGCGGTACAGTATTCCGGCCTAGAATAATTCTAATTTGTTTCTATAATAGGGCATGTCTCAAAAGAGACATCCCCTATTTATATTAAAGGACATGCTTATATTTGAAGAACTTCTGGAATCTTATTCTCAGCTGAGAAAGCGGAGATATTCTTTTTCAGAGGATTTGTTGGTTGAAGGGGCTCTTAGTAATTTTCAGATAGGGAAACTAGGCCTCACATCTAAAGAAGAGGCGAATGCCCTGCTTCAAAGTGTAAGAAATCCTAGACCTCATACAAAAGGCGAATTCGGAAATCGGTATAGTGAAAATTTAGGAAACGTCCCTAGTTTAACGGCCTCCTGGACGGCAACCGGGACTTTGACTGTAGCCGTTGTTGGAGCTAAAGGTAAGCCCGTATCTATAAAGGTAGCTAATCTTATTCCTTATCTTGAAAACTGGTCAGAGGCGGGAGTTTCGGAGCCAAAAGAAAAGAGTGTTGAAGGGGGAGGATTCTCCCCCGCTTTAAATATTGGAGAAGATAATCCGAACCTTACCGCCGCAGCCGCTGCCGCTATTAAAAAATTAACCGCACTAGCTTCGGACGAACTAAAAGAGCCCCTTCAAGCTGAGGGGGATGATTTAATGGCCAGGGTACTTGGGGAATCAGAGAAGACTAACACTACTCTTTCCAAAGTAATCAATGCATTCGGGGCTGGAGATTTTGATCTTTCAGTCCAAGCCGTAGAAGAGTTCGTATCTGACTTAGGATCTCTGGCTGATATTCTCCAAACACATAAAGATAGTGGAGAGAGGTGTTTAGAGATTGAAAATGGAGGACAGAGACAGGTTTTAAATAGATTTTTCTTTCGTGAAGAGGGAGATCGTCTTCACTATGGTACAAACGATGGATCTAACCCCCCTGGAATGATGGGAGGGTTTAAACATGCAGGAACTATAAAATCAGAAAAAGATTTTATTGGGGTTTCAAACAGAGATCGTGCTTATGGGATTGCAATTGCCACTAAAGGCGGTGTGTTAAAAGATGTTCTTGGTAAGTTTTCGGAATCCGAAGCTACTATATGTGGAGAGCTAGACCCCGAAGGTAATCGTAGACGAATTATAGAGTCTGCCAAGACAGCAGGTCAGGGATTTTATACTGCTAGATCANNACTNGCAGAAGTT